CTAGGACTAGGTGGATATTGGCTATACAATGAGAATGTTACACTAAAAGCAAACAATCTAGCACTAGAGGGAGCAGTAGCTACCCAGCAAGAAGCATTAGACACAATGGCTAATGATTTTGCTTTACAAACAACACAACTGAACGAAATGACAAAGAAAAGTCAAGCCGCTCAAAGAGAACTGAATAGATATTCAGAATTTATAAGAAACTATGAACTGAGTGCCAAAATAATGGGTGACCCAGTTGAAATGCAAAGGAAAATAAATAATGGAACAAAACATATTATGGAAGACATCGAAGCACTCAGCGTTATTGTTGATGACCTCGATGATGGTCTCCAACTGCAGCCTAATTCCAACTAAACAAGTAGAAGTAGTAGCAAAACCAGTTGAGAGAGTAATAACTCAACCAATAATGCCTCGTGAGATAGATTTAAAAGAGGTTAGGTGGTTAACTATTACACCTGAAAATTATGAAGAACAATTCGCTATAATCGAAGCGCAAGAAGGAGAATTAGTATTTCTTGCTATGACTATTCCCGATTATGAAACAATGGCATATAATATGCAAGAACTAAAAAGATATATCACAGAACTAAAAGATGTGGTAGTTTATTACAGGAAGGTAACTACAGAAGATGCTACAGTGGATAAGGAACCTAATTAATTTATGGGGATTACACAAAGACAGTGAGTGGTTTGAGAAGAACCCTGCTGCACAAATGCGATTTGAAGATTTAGAAGATTGGATAGAAGAATTAGAAGAAAGAGTAATAGAATTAGAAGCAATAGCACACCCTAAGTGTGGTATTGAAAGTTTTGACGGATATAAACCTCTAGTTGATAGAATAGATAAACTAGAGATAGTAGTAGGAAGTATGAAAAAGAATGATAGATAGTCAAAAATTAATAGATATTTTAAAAGAAGGTATTGTTGAAATAACCTTTAGAAGTTTAAAAAGTAATAAAACTCATAAAAGAGAATATACAACACATAAGAGTTTTATGCCAAATTTAAAGAATCAATCTGCATCTGACAAAATTCTTTGTTATGATGTAGAATTTGAGAAAGTGGAGGACATAGATGTATCTACTATAGAGAAGTATGTACCTCTGCAAAGGCTGTCGTAAGACAGAAAAGGATAGAAGAATGTTAGAATTTTTCGAATGGATAATCAGATGGGTTCAAGTAATCCCCTGGCTAGTAATGGGAGCATCATTAATCGCTGCTCTTACACCCACACCAATAGATGATGGCTGGGTAAAGAAAATCTACAAAGTGTTAGATTGGGTTGCCCTTAATGTGGGGAAAGCAAAGGATAAATAATGGCAGATAATAACGCACAAGATAATAGCAGAAATGAAGTAGAGATAGATTTAGATAAGTATATGTCTTTAATCGAGAAACTCGATACTGCAGAAGATACTATTAAAGAAATGCAATTAGAGGCAGCGGAAGCTAAGAAAAGATTAGCACCACCAAAAAGAAAATTTATTGATTTATTTTTAGATGATAATGATGTAAATGAAAAAGCAATAATAGGTTTCATAGCCTTTTTTATGCTAATTGTTTTTGCAGGGTGTGATTTAATTACAGCATTTTGGGGACAAGATTTAGTAATTAGTGATACAATTTTTACCTCTTTAGTAGTGATAACACTAGGAGCATTTGGAATCTCAGAGGCTGGAAGAGCCTTTGGTAAATAGAAAAAATAATACTTGACATTTGGTTAAATTTTTTATATAATATACATATGAATTTATTTTATTTAGACGAAGATTTAGACAAGTGTGCTGAATACCATGTAGACAAGCATATAGTAAAAATGCCTCTTGAGGCGGCACAACTATTATGCACTGCTATATGGGTAGACGAAGTATTAGGTTTCACACCTCGTGCGTTAAACGCTGAAGAAAGAGAAGCCCTCAATTCAAGAAAGTCAGAAATCAAACATCTTCCCCTAGAGGAAAGACCACTGACACCATATCTACCCATGATGTACAATCACCCTTGCACGATATGGACAAGGTCTTCGCTAGATAATTTTGAGTGGGTTCATTGCTATGCAAATGCACTAAACGATGAATACCATTATCGCTATGGCAAATTACATAAGTCAGTAGTTGAAGTAATCAATAAACTGCCCGAACCGAAGAATATGCCTAGACAAGGACTCACTCCATTTCTTATGGCTATGCCCGATGAACTCAAAGATGAAACTGATGTCATCGGGTCATATCGCCTATATTACCATACAGATAAAGCAACATTTGCCAAGTGGTCACATAGAGAACAACCTGATTGGTGGGACGAAGGACTAGCTTGGTATGATAAAAGGATAACAGCGACTTGAAAGCGCTTTGGAACGATTACATGAAAGATACAGTAATAATTTATAGCACACCTAACTGTCATTATTGCACAATGGCAAAGAATCTTGCAGAGCAACGAGGTTGTTCTGTAGAGTATAAAGTGTTTGGAAAAGATTTTCAAAAAGAAGATATGTTTGAGAACTTTCCTGGCGCAAGAACATTTCCACAGATTATATTTAATGGACAGAAGATTGGTGGTTACACTGCTTTAGTAGAAATGTTAACTAATGAAGTTTAACGAAGATAAAGTATTAGTCTGGGTTGAGAATTATATCCGTGCAACCTATGACGCACATTATAGTAAGAATAAGATACAGACTACTGAGTTTGTATTTGATGCTGATCATGGAGAAGGTTTCTGTATTGGAAACATAATTAAATATGCTCAAAGGTATGGTAAGAAAGACGGATATAACGAAAAAGATTTATTAAAAATAGTGCACTACGCAATTATATTATTAGGAAAAGAGCATTATGATAAGAAGTAAATCAGGAGAAAAGTTATCTTTTGATAACATTGAAAGAGTAGTCCAACAACTCGAAAAGGATAATCCTATAACTAAGAAGGAAGCCTGTGAAATTTTGAATATTAGGTATAACACGACCAGACTTCAAAAAATTATAGACGACCACCTTGAAACAAAACATTTTCGTGAAGTACGAAAAAGTCAAAATAAAGGGAAGGCCGCTACAGAAGATGAGATAAAGTCAGTAGTAAAGATGTATATAGATGGATTTAATATATCTGGAATTGCAGACAGTATTTATCGCTCTCCCGCATTTGTAAAGAATATAGTGGAGAGAGTAGGCATACCTCAAAAATTAGCAGAATCAGACTATGAAGGAATGAGAAATGCTATGCTACCAGAACAATGTGTAGCAGAAGAGTTTACATATAATGAAAAAGTATGGTATCCTCGTCATAATAAATTTGCGATAATTAAAGATGAAATTACGCAAAAATATCAAGCAGAAAGAAAAGGATATGCTTGTTATGGTAAAATAACACAGTGTGTAAATTATGAAGATAAGTATGGAGCTAAATGTTATAAAGTATTTATACTAGAGCCTTGCGATACTTCTAAAACACTCTTTCCTTGGCTTGATGGAGAAAGAACAGGATATTGGGGAAGTGCACTCGCTTATGAAATAGGAAGTTTGGCACACTTAGAAAAATATTTATAAGGAATCAAAAATGTTGGAAATTTTATTGGCAGTGTATCTGTCAGGACTTGTGTTAGCCATGTTTAAACTATGGTATCCCGCACATAAAGAAATACAAAGGATTGCTCCAGCCTCAGTGGTAGGGAGATTTCCAGTTACAATGTTTTTTACTGTATTATTTATGTTTGCTGTGGCATGGCCAATGGTTATGTGGGTATCTTTGCAAGATGATTATGGAAAACAATTTATAGAATCATTTATAAATGGAGCAGTAACAAATGATGAACGACAATAATTATACAACTTTTATGAAAGGTGATCTAAGGTCTGATGTTATAAAACTAGATGGGCATTGGGGTTGCAGATTTTATCTTGGAGGTCAAGTAATCAAAACAGAATTTTATCATGGTAAAAGCGAGAGCTTTGCAGAAAGTGCCGCTGAAAACTATGTAGAAGGAGTTAAAAAGATATGAACTATTTAATAGAAGCACTATGTAAAAAATTAGAGGGAGATATCGCTATGGCATATGCGAATATAAAAGCATATGAAAGAAATGTAGTAGGTATTGGAGAACACCCTGAAATTGTTCAAGCGATTGAAATGGAATTAGAAAAACTAGCAACCGCTGAAGATAAATTGAATACGCTTAAGAAACATTTTTCATAGAAAACAAAAAATAGTTCTTGACTTCGCGTTTAAAATCTTCTATAATATAAATATATGAGTGATAGATTTTATATGCAAATGAGACAAGCCACGGGTTGGTGCCCTGGTTTGCCAGAATCTTACAAAAATAAAAGGAGAAAGAATATGTCTTGGACAGACGAGAAAAAACAAGAGGCAGTCGATATGTATGTATCGGAAGAGCCAACTCCAGAAAATAGTATGGAGATAGTAAAAGATATCGCTGAGCAGTTAGAAGAATCTCCTAACGGTGTTAGAATGATACTTACAAAGGCAGGTGTATATGTCAGAAAAACACCAGCAAGAAGTAGTTCTAATGGCTCTAGCGGTGGTGGTAGAGTAAGTGTTGCAGGAGCACAGTCAGACTTAACAAGTGCTTTGACAGACGCAGGTCAAGAAGTTGATGCTGCAATCATATCAAAGTTGACTGGTAAAGCAGCAGTATACTTTACAGGTATAGTAAATAACTTAAACAATTAATTTAGTTTAGTTTTTCACTAGGGTAGTGCAGACTGCCCTAGTTTTTTGCATCTTGCAGATGTAACCAAAAATAGTACAAATCAAATTATCATTTGTTAGATACTACTGGAGGAAACATGACAAAAGATGATTTTAAAAAGAAACTAGATGATGCAGGCGATGCAGTCATCACTTACAGAAGTAAGAATTCACGCAGACTAAAATATAATATATGCACTCGGGACTTTTCTACTCCCTACATAAAGGAAAAGAAAAACCGAGCTAAAGAAGCACATGATACAGTCCTCCTATTTTGCTGGGACACGGACTCGTATCGTCTATTAATGCCGAAGAATGTTACAAGCATTGTTCCATTGAATAGGATAATTAAAAATGATTGATTTAGGTGCACCAAGTATATATGAAAGAGTTATCAATGAAACTGATACTCAACAAATCAGATTAGTAATCAATACTTTTCGTGGAGTTGAGTATTTGTCCCTACGAAAATATTATTTAGACTTTGATGAAGAGTGGTTACCCTCGAAAGATGGTATAAGTATTCCCTTGGACTTAAGTAATACCCAAGAACTTTTTACAGGACTAGTAGAAATATTGTCTTTAGCAGAAAGTAAAAGTATTATTGAAGATGAGTTCAAAGAAATAATAGATGAAATATACCAGAGCTAAAAATAGTTCTTGACATGACCTTAAAATTTTGTTATAATATACATTATGATAATAAAAGGAAGTTTAAATTACGATTCGCACGGGCGCAGAAGAAAGACTGTGCGAACAAAGAGAAGAAGCCATAAGTCAAAATGGACTAAAGTAGGGGCTGTAGCTCAGCAGGGAGAGCATCGCATTTGCACTGCGAAGGTCGCTGGTTCGATTCCAGTCAGCTCCACCAATGCAGGCAAAGGAACAAAAGTAGACAACTCATGGAAACTGGAAATCAGTAAGAAATATACAATTGCACCAGCATACAATAAAGGTGCGTATCAAGTAATCCCTCGAGATGATGTTGAACATATCGGAAAATAGTTCTTGACAAATGGTCAAATTTTTAGTATAATATAAAAATGTTAGAAAATCTTATCAAGCGAGCAAAAACAGCATACTATAATGGTAATCCCATTATGAGTGATGAGATTTTCGATTACCTCGTGAATATGGCAACAGAGGAGAGTATCGGATATAAAAGTTCGTATGAACGAAGATACAAACATATGTTCCCATTATTTTCCCTCCAGAAAGTAGTTAGTGGTATCGACACTGCTCCAGATTGGGGCAGTGACGCCACTGTTTGCACAGCAAAGTTAGATGGTGCAGCAATAAGCATACTTTATGGTGGTGGAGAATTTCAAAAATCTTTAACACGAGGAGATGGAATAGAAGGACTAGACATAACACATAATATTAGACATCTAGTTCCAGAAACAATAGATTATGAAGGAGTGCTACAAATATCAGGAGAAGTAGTAGCTCCTAAAACAATTCCTAATTCAAGGAATTATGCAGCAGGAGCTCTTAGTTTAAAAGACTCCACAGAATTTAAAACGAGAGACTTACATTTTATAGCACATGGAGTCTCTCCTTACCCAACAGATAACTATGTCTCGGACATGAGATTTGTTTCAAATCTCGGAATCCAGACTGCCATTGATAGTGATTACACTCAATTTCCTAATGATGGCTCAGTATTTCGTATAGCGGATAATAATAAATTTGACCACTACGGATATACAAGTCATCACCCTCGTGGAGCTTTTGCTCTCAAACAACAGGAAAAAGGTGTAGTCACTATACTCCAAAGTGTATCTTGGCAAGTAGGTAAATCAGGAGCAGTATCTCCTGTAGCACACTTTGACCCAATAGACATAGAAGGAGCAACGGTATCAAAAGCAACATTACACAATAAATCAATCATTGAAGCTCTTGACCTAAAGATAGGTTGTAAGATAGAAGTAATAAGAGCAGGAAAGATAATACCACGAGTGCTAAGGAGAGTAGACTAATGATGGAACCTTTCGCAGATATTTACGAGTTGTTCACATTTATTAGTATGTTTTTTGTAGCAGTAGTAGTAATACCTTATGTATTTTATAAAATAGGAGAATGGATTGACTGAAGTAGAAATGTTAAAACAACAAATAGCAGAACAAACACAACAAATATATAAACTATACGAGAGAATAGAAGAATTAAATGAAATACTCAAAGAAAGAGATAGAGAACAGCAAAAGAATATTTAAGAGTGCTACTCCAAAACAAGACCTTTCATGGTATGTAAAATGGATATCAAGTAGTTTTCTTATCGCCGCTTTTGCAGTAAGGTCAACACAAGGATTTCCTTTTATAGACCTTTGTTTATCTTTAATTGGTGTTTCAGGTTGGTTATGGGTTGGTCTTTTATGGAAAGACCGAGCATTAATCATACTAAATGCAATCGCAGTATTTATTCTCTTATCAGGTCTAATCAGACACTTTACTCCACTACTTATTGCATGAGTGGAGTATACAATCAAACTTACTTCGATAATCACCCTCATGAAAAAGAAAGAGAGGGTGTTTTGTATGGAGTAATTCTAGTAAATCAAAGAACATATGAAAGAGAATGTATCAAAGTAGGGATTGCTAGTGGAAAAGACTGGCGTCATGTGATTAAAAGAAGTCGTGGATTCAAAGGGTATGATTTACGAATCCAGAGAACTTATCATGACACCATTTACAACTGCTGGAAGATAGAGCAGGAATTACACAAAAAGTTTGAGCATGATAGTTATAAACCTCAACAAAAATTTGGAGGGCATACTGAGTGTTTCAAAATTTCTTCCCTTATTTTACGGGAGTTCCCAAAAAATAGTTCTTGACATATGGTTAAATCTTTAGTATAATATAATTATAAAAATGAAAGAGAGACAGATTTTATGCAAGAAATAATTATACCGACACATTGTCCAGCTTGTAATTCAGAGTTAGATATTGTAAACGATCAATTATTTTGTCGCAACATAGACTGTCCTGCTAAGTCATCAAAGAGAATTGAACACTTTGCCAAGACTTTGAAAATCAAAGGACTTGGTAAGGCTACGATAGAAAAGTTAGACTTACAAGACTATCATGAAGTTTACTCTTTCACAGAAAGTGAACTCGTTGAACTTTTAGGTTCGGAAAAGTTAGGAGTCAAGTTGTTTGCTGAAATAGAAAACTCTAAATCAGCAGACTTAACTACACTCCTTCCAGCTTTTTCGATACCGCTGATAGGGCGGAGCGCATCTAATAAATTGACCAAGAAGGTCTCAAATATATCAGAGATAACCTACGAAAAGTGTATAGATAGTGGTCTCGGTCCTAAAGCGGCGTCGAATCTTACGAACTGGTTAGATGAAGTATTTTATCTAAATGAGTACAATGACTTACCTTTCTCTTTCTCTTGTGAGAGAATATCTGAAGTCAGCTATACGAAAGGTGTAGTTTGTATAACAGGTAAACTAAAGAGCTATCCAACAAAGGCAGCAGCTCAAAAAGTTTTACAAAGTCATGGATTCGAGACAAAAGATAATCTTACAAGTAAAGTAACGATTCTATTAAATGAAAGTGGTATAGAATCAGCAAAAACAAATAAAGCCCAAGATATGGGTATAACAATTTACGATAACATTAAACAATTAATTAAGGAAAATTAATATGGCATTACCAAAATGGACAGACGAAAGAACACAGCAACTAGTGGACTTCGTCGGTGATTCAAGTCCTGTTTCACAGGCAATGGTTGCAGATGCTGCTGAAGAATTAGAAACTTCAACAAGAAGTGTTTCTTCTAAGCTAAGAAAAATGGGTTTTGATGTTGAATTAGCTTCAGCTTCAGCTTCTAAGTCTTTCTCAGAAGAGCAAGAAGCAACCCTACAAAACTTCGTTGTAGATAACAGTGGAGTTTATACTTATGCTGAAATAGCATCAAACTTTGAAGGTGGTAGCTTCTCAGCTAAATCAATTCAAGGTAAAATTCTTTCTATGGAATTAACTGAGCATGTTAAACCAGCTCCTAAGCCAGAAAGTGTTAGAACTTATACTCCTCAAGAAGAAGAGCAGTTCATTTCTATGGTTAACGATGGCGCTTTTGTAGAAGCTATCGCTGAATCTTTAGGAAAGTCTGTAAACTCTATCAGAGGTAAAGCTCTTTCATTACTTAGAAGTGGTGATATCAATGCTATTCCTAAGCAAGAACACACAAAAGGTTCAAGCAAAGCTGATGTCTTAGCTGACCTTGATATTTCTGACATGACTGTACAAGAAATTGCTGATAACATTGGCAAAACTGTAAGAGGCGTCAAAACAATGTTGACCAGAAGAGGTCTACAATGTGCTGATTACAATGGTGCAGCTAGAAAAGAAATAGGCTAACTAGCAATATTTAGCAGGGGTGGGCAATCCACCCCTTTTTTTGAGAGAGATTATGAATATTGCGAGTGCGTTACTAAAACAAGTAGTTATACAACAAGATTTAGATACTTGGTCTCAGGTAAAAGAAATTTATTTACCAAATGAGTACCGAGGGATTTTTAACATCTTGGAAAAGCATGTAGACAATTATCAATCTCTCCCAACCTTTGCTGAGCTAAAAGCTGGGCAAAGAGACCAAAACATTCAAGAAAAATTATCCGCTATTGAGTCAATCGAAGTTGAAGTGGACGCAGATATGTTGCTCGACTATCTCAAGAATGAATACACTCAAACTGAAATATTAGATGAACTTGATAAGTATGTGGATAAAACTGTCACTATGGCTAGTGCAGAAGAAAATATTGAACAATTACAAGAAATAGTTCTAAATGTAAGTGATAAGGTAGATGTAACACCACCTTCAGAAAGTATGCAAACTATAACACTTTTTGAAGATGATGAACAAAGAGCAAAGTATTTACCTTTAGGACTAAATACAGATTATGACGCAAGCGTCAAATTTTCACCCAAAGACCTAGTGCTTGTTGGTGGACGACGAGGTTCAGGTAAGTCATTGACTTCTTGTAACCTTGCTGTTAATGTTTATGATTCAGGCAGAACTGCTCTCTATTTCACTATTGAAATGGATAGTAGGTCTATCTTACAAAGAATGTGCTCAATCAGTACAGGAGTTACTTTTACTAATATTCGTGATAAAGTCATGAGTACAGAAGAGTGGAATCTTGTTGCTGGTTGGTGGGCAAATCGTTTTCAGGGTGGAGACGAACTTTTAAGAGAATATGAATCACATAGAGATTTTGATGATTTCCATAGGAAGTTAACAAAAAATCCTTTAAACGAAGACAGGCAATTAGATGTAATCTACGATCCAGCCCTCACTCTCTCAAAAATTCAAAGCGAACTCGATAAGAGGGTTAGTCGCACAGACATTGGTATCGTAAT